TTATCCGGTCATCCGCATTGCCTCTCGTTCCGCTGGTGCGGGCATCGGGATTACCGCCGCGACGGGCGTGTGCGGCGTCACCCACTGCGCGAGATGGTCGGCCGAAAGGTGTGCGTACCGTTGCACCATCTCCATCGTTTCCCATCCGCCGAGTTCCTTGAGCACCTGCAGCGGTGTACCGCGCTGCACATGCCAGCTCGCCCAGGTGTGCCGCAAATCGTGCCAGCGGAAATCCTTGATGTGAGCGCGCTTCAACGCCTTCCTCCACGCCTCCGTCGTGGTTTGGTAAACCGGCGCGCCCTTGTACACGAACACACTTTCGACATGCTCGGGCTTCCGTTTTTTCGCGAGCTGCTGTCGCAGTACTGCAATCGCGGTTTCAGACAGCGGCACGGTGATCGCCTTGCGCGCCTTCGCCTGGTCCGGGTGGATCCAGGCGACGCGGCGCACAAGGTCGACCTGAGACCATTGCAGGCCAGTGACGTTGGCGCGCCGCAGCCCGGTTTCCAGGCTGAACTGCGCCATCGCCGCCAGGTGTTCCGGCAGCTGTGCAAGTAACCGAGCAGCCTCTGCCTGGCTGAGCCAGCGTATGCGCTTCGCCGTCGACTTCTTCCGTTTCCTTACCGGCGCCCGCGCGATCCATCCGCGCTCCGCCGCGTGATTCAGCACTGCAATGATGACGCCCCCGACGCGGCGTACGGTCGCGGCAGAAACCGTCCTGCCAGTGGGCTTCGGGCCGCTGCGCGTGCGGACTATCACCTGTTCGGCTCGCTTCGCGCGCTCGATAGCGTCGATCTTGTCGCGGTCGATGTTGCCGAGCGGCTCGCCATCGAGGTGCGGATGAAGCCAACGCAGATGAATCTTGGTCGTCTCGATACTGGCGATGCCTTCGCGGTCCTCCAGGTACGCGACAACCGCATCGTTCCATGTGTACTGCGGCGCGTGGCCGAGCTTCGCCTGGTCCCACAGGCTTGCCTTCAGCCGGTCGTGGAATTCCTGTGCCTTGGCTTTGTCGTCGGTGCCAGTGCTGCCCTGTAGCGGCTTTCCGCCGCCAGGGGGGTACAGCTTGTAATACCACTTCGAACTTCTCTCACGTTTGTAGAGCGACATCTTTCAATTTCTCCGGGACGATCGCCCTGCACAACTCGCGGAATCCATTCTCCGGCGAGGTAACGCTGCAGGGCAACTGTCGAAAACATCCAACGCTTGCCGACCTTCCGACCAGGCAGCGCGCCGGCCTTCGCTTTCAGGCGCACCGTTTCGGGGTGCGCGCCGAGCAGCGCGGCGGCTTGTTCGAGGTTCACGGTGTTCATCGGCCTATCTCCCGAACAGGACGCGGCAGGGGGAGGGGCAAAACAACTCGTGGATTCGTGGTGCGCCGTGTTTTTCACGCGTAACTGACTGATTTTTAAGGGTTTTGCCTGCCATCATTTGCCATGAAAAACCCGTGGCGCGCCCTTCCGACTCGTGGCCTAAAAAATAGGCAGCGTCCGCGACTGGTGGCAAAACACGCTCGACTCGTGGCATCGCGTTTCGGTCAATTTCCGCCCCTTCTACGTATTCTTTCTTCTTCTTTTTCAATGAATTAGAGAGAAGAGAGAAAGGGACGGCGGCGGCCGGCGCGAAAACGGGACTAGTGGCAAAAGCGCCCCGACTAGTGGCAAATCCAGCCCGACACAAGGCGGCACTCTTCTCAACAATCAAAGACTTACGAGCGGACAGCCCCGAACACCACCATTCGCGTGCGCTGCCTGCCCGTTCCCCGTGGAAAAACCCGCCCGCGCGGCCCCCTTTCTTCAAGGCCCGCGCTGTTGCCCGGCCGTTTCGACTTGCGGGGGGGACGGGGGGAAGCGGACAGCACGGCGGCCGCGTGGTGACGCGCGCCGATTGCTGCGCGCATCGACGCACGCACCGGAAGCCCGAATACAGGGCCGCTACGCGGCCGGAAAGAGTGAGGGAAGGGGTACGGCCGCGCGGCGGCCGCATGGGCTGAGAGGCGATCATGCTCGGCCTCGCTGTTCGGTCGCGTCGTTCGCGAGGTCTTCGCGAACCGACACGTGCAGGCCAAAGCCGGCCAGGCGATCGAGCGAAATCGGCGTGAGGTACGGCACGCGGCGGGTGTAGATGCGTCGCTCGACTTCCTTCTCGCCGACCACGACGCCGGCGTGCTTGAGCTGCGCCTTGAACACGCGATCGGATTTGACCGGCAGACCGTTCCATTTGTCGCGCAGCGCGCTCGTGTGGGCGATGTGGTCCATCACGTGGCCGGTGCGCAGCAGCAGGCAGAACTCGCCGTCGACGGTATCGAAGGTGAACGGGTGCTTGTAGTTGCCGCCGTCGATTTCGGACAGCACCGTTTCCATGATCCAGACCCACGGCTCGCGATCGGCGCTCGTCTCGGCGACGTGGCCGTTCATCTCGGCGAGCAGGTCGCGCGGGAAGTCGCCTTCGCTCGGGTCCATGCCGGCGAACTCGCACAGGTAGCGCCAGGCCAGCGCGACGGCCGCGTAGTTGCCGGCCATGCGCTTCGCGCCGTCGTCCTCGCCGCTCGCGATGCATTTCCCAAGCGCCTTGTCGCGCAGCGTGGCGTAGTGGTCGTGCACGGTGCGCTTGTCCAGGCCGGCGAGGAATTCGAGCCACTGCCGCACCGGGAAGCGCGGCAGGTCGTCGGGCATCAACGGGCCGCGCTTGCCGGTCAGCGTCGTGCGCACGAGCTTGCCGAGCAGGCTGCGCACCGGCACATCCTCGCCGGCCAACATCACGGGCGCGCACAGCAGGTATTCGGTCATGTCGGTGCCGCGCCGTGTCACGGTGTACTGGTAGTTCTCCTGCAGCAGGCCGACTGCCTTGTCGATCACATCCTGCCGGCGCGCGGACAGCTCTTCCCATCCGACCGGGTGGCTCGTATGGCTGATGCTGGTCAGCAGGCGGAACTCGGTCTGCAGCGACTGCCCGGAGAACATCGTGAACGCGAGCGAGCGCTCGAGCCGCTTAATGAGCGTCGACTTGCCGGCGCCCTTGTTCGCCTGGATGGTGATGTGCGGCCAGAACCCGAGCAGCGCCTTCAGGTGGCCGCCGAGCGCCCACACGAGCGGGATCGTCGCGGCGTTCTGCTTGAACGTCGCTTGGTACGCGGCGATGACGCGGCGCGCGTCGCTGGCCGGCCCGGTCGGGAACGTCAGGTTGTGATACGGGCACTGCTTGTCGGCCTCGGTGAAGTAGCAGTCCGGCCCCTCGTTGACGATCAAGCGGCCGTCGCGCCAGGCGAGCCCGACGAAGTTCGCCGCCTGGCGCGCGCCGAGGTCGGCTCCGCGCTCCAGGATGTTGACCATGCGCTTGAACGGCGCCGGCGCCCAGATCGGGCCGAACTTGCCCCACTGGTCGACATTGTGGAGTTGGTCGTCGAGCATCACGCGGCGCACGAGCTGCGCGCCGTGGCGGGGCGCCTGGACAGACACGGCGAAGTAGACGGTGGGCGCTTGGTCGGCGTCGCCTGTCATCGTCGACGTCGCGCTCGCCACGGACACGCGGCTGATGCCGGCGATGCGGAAGCCGCACAGGTCTGTCATGACGGGCGTTTCGGCGCCGGTTTCCTCGTTGCGGTCCATCTTCGAGATGTAGCTGGTGAAGTCGGGCCGGACGCGGAAGCGCCAGTACTGCGCGAAATCGTGCGACGGCAAGAAGATGCGCGGCCGGCCGCGACGCGTGGCATCGCCGGCGAGGCCAGCAATCAACCAAGGCTCGAGCTGGTCGAGTGCGCGCTGCAGCTCGGCGGGGCCGCGCAATTGCAGGTAGTCGTTCACGTCGTTGATCGGCTTGCCCGTCTTCTCGCCGTCGGCCAAGTCCGCGAGCCAGCCGGACTGGTCGACGAGCAACGCGCTGATGTTCAGCGCCGTGAGGCGTTCGTACAGCGCCCACGCCGCTTCAGGGCCAGGGCGGCGGCCGGCGCGCGGGTGGCCATCCGCGAACGGCTCGTCGTTGTCCAGGCAGACGATGACCTGTTTGCCGCGCAGGAACGCGAAGTCGATGCCATCGACGTTTGCCAGGCCGCGCAGCGCGAGCGCGGCCGCGCCAGGCAGCGCGCAGGTGTCGATCGACAGCGCGTTGATCGCGCTTTCGACGATGAACACGCGCTTCGCCTGGTCGAGCCGGCGAGGATCCGCAGTCCAGCCGTAACCGGCCTTGTCGCCCTGGGTCTGCGTCTTGACGCCGCCGTTCAGCGCCGGATCGACATAGCGCATGTCGACGGCAACGACGCGGCCGTCGCCAGGCGCGCGCACGATGAACGCGGCGGCCGGGCCGGCGTGCCCCACTTCTCCGGCCGCGACCTTCGAGCTGGTCCACGTATTGAAGCCGAGCGAGCGCGCGGCGATCGCCGCGTCGATCGCGGCTGCGGAAATGCCACGGCCGACGAGGTATTCGCGCACCTGGTCGCGCTCCGCGAGGCACCGATCGGCGATGTACTCGACGGTCGTTTTCTCGCGGCGCTCGGCCGGCGCCGGCCGGTCGAGCGGAATGCCGTACGCGTCGTGCAGGTAGCGCACGGCGTCGGCGACGGTGCCGCCGCGCGCGTGGATGACCAGGTCGATGCACGAGCCGCCCACGTCGGCGCTGTGGTCACGCCAGCCGGTGCCGTGCTTCGGGTGGTTCACGTAGATCGACAGGGACGGGCTCTTGTCGTCGTGCTGCGGCGAGTGGTAGAGAGCGCGATCGCCGCCGCGACCGCGTTTCAGCCCGAGCCGGTCGGCGAGGTCGTGCAGGTCGATGCGTTGTTTCAGTTCGTCGATCGAGGCCATCGTTATTGCAGTTGCTGTTGATGCAGGGAGAGGGCGGCAGGGTTGCCGGGTGTCGCAGGGCTGTCGACGAGCGCGCGGAGCGCGCCGGCCGACGCGGGGAAGGCGAGCGCCAGGCGATCGCCGAGGACGCTGACGAACAGCGCGAGCACCGCGACGCGTTGCAGGCCGCCGGGTTCGTGGTCGAAGCGAAGGGCGTCCGCGGCGGCCGCGATGGAGGCCGCGAGCGCGGCGTCGTGAGGGGTAGTCGTGTGCGTCATGCTGCGGCGCCTCCGAGGATGTCGTGATGGTTCTGCTGCAGGCGTTGAACGGCGTGCTGCAGCTCGTACCGCGAGGTCGTCGCCTGGTCGAGCATGGCGCGCAGGCGATTGCGGTTGCGCTCGACGTTCGACGTCGCGCTCGCGAGCGCGGCGGTACGCGTCGCACCGTGGCCGATGCGCAGGCCGGAGGCCAGGTGCGTGACGATCCACTTTTCGGGGTGGCCGTCGCGCAGGTGCGGCTCGGCGTGGATGCCGAACGCAGCGCCGGCGTCGTTCGGGATGGCGACGTGATCGCCGGCGACGGTGCGCAGGCCGGCCGTCGTCAGCAGCTCGTAGCGGATGGTGGGCTCGTGGTTCACGTATCAGCCCTCCTGACCGGGAAACAGCGCGTCGACGATTGCGCGGGCCAGCGCTACCCAATCGCGAGCGCGCGGGTTGTTGAGCTCGAGGACGTCCGCGTCCGAGTTGGCGAGCTGGAATCCGTCGTGCGACATGAGCTTCGCGACTACGACACGCACATACTGGTCGCGATGTTCGCGATCGAGCTGCGGCAGGTACGGATTGAAGCGTCGCACCGCGATCCAGAATGCACGGGCACCTTCATCGACCGTCAGCCGATCGGCGACAGTGATACGGCCGTCGGCGTGGAGGATGACGTCCGGGTCGCGCCAGTCGTGCGAGGACGCGCAGAAGTACACATCGCGCGGCATGTTGGTAGCGTTCACGCCCCCGAGTTCAAATTGTTGTGCGTCCATGCCATCACCCCCGCGGCGGAACGGACCAGGTCAGCGCGGTGACGAGCGCGATCATCGCGACGACGCCGATCGCGAAAGCGATCGGGCGGGCGTTTCGGACGTCGAACAGGCGCAGCACGTCGGCGGCCAGGTAGTAGATGCCGGTGAGGGCGAGGGAGAGCATCAGCAACACGCTGATGCCGAACACGTATGGCTTCATGGTGTGGTTCCAGGTGAATGCGCCGGCGGCCGGCGCGGATGGGTCAGTCGAAGTCGTTTGCGGCGCGGCGTTTCCCGTCGACGGCCGGTAATTCGGGCGCGGGTTCTCGATCGCGCCATACGTTCGCCGTGCATTCGAAGGCGTGGCGCGCGGCCGGGCACAGCGCGTCGAAATTCCCGACCATGCGCAGGCGGCGCCACATCGCGCGCAGGTCGAGGTCGGTGAGGGGCGCGCGCATCGCGTCAGTGCATCCAGTCGAGCACCGGCGTGCCGCGCGCCAGGTCCCAAGACACGGCGAAGCCCAAGGCACGGGCGCACGCGACGAACACGTCGGCGCGTACGTCGGAAGCGGAGATCTTCGTGAGGTATGCGACGCGCTCGTCGTAGGACAGCGATTGGGCGAGTGCGTCGATCGGTGCGGGGATCAGCGTTTGCATACGGCCTCCAAGAAATTTCAGGCAAAAGGAGTCCCTCACGCCCGCAGAGCGGGCGCGATGGGTGTTCAGCGAAACAGCGGGTTAGGGCTTAGGCGTCGAGCAGCGGGAGCTGTCGCGAATCGGTCGGGAGCCGCTCAACCTTGCCGATCGGCACGTACACGTGCGGATTCGGGTTGAGGCTTGGCGCGATCGTATGGACGGTCGCGACGTGGATCTTGTAGGTCGTCGCGCATTCGATGTTGGTGCACTGGCAGTACGCTTCGCGAACGAGAGTGGACAGCGTGCGGCTGGTTCGAATGACGGCGCGGCTGCCGCAGTGATGGCACTTCAATTTCATTGGGGATGCTCCTACGGGCGGCTGCATTCGCCGCGACCTTGGCGCGCGCATTGGCAGAACATGCCGACTTCACCCAAGGTCGCGACAGCGTCGAGATATTTGCGGGTCACACAAACGAAGCCAACAGCAGCAACTAGCGTGTCGATCTTGTCGATGACGATGCCCTTGCCGCCGCTCAAAAAACGGCTGACTTCGGAGTCGTCCCATCCGAGCGCCGTTTGTACTTCGTGACGTTTAGGACCATGCAGTGCATGGCGCAACGCGGGTTCGATTAGGGCGGGTGGTTGCATGACTCAACGCCTGGCAAAAGAGGTTGAGTGCGGTTGAGCCGTGGAGCCGGTAACTTTGGCGCGGTACCGTTCAACGCCCTCGAGGTAGATGAGGCGGGCGACGCTCGACGTCGACCGGTTCAGAGACGCGGACAGTTCTTCTAGCGCGCGACGTTCATCCGGCATAAGCCGCATGTAGACGGGCTTGCTGGATAGCACGCCGCGCGGTGAGCGTGTGATGGGAGCTTTCTTGCGAAGCATGGCGGTATACTTTCCCTTCGTTAACCTTGCACAAGCTAAGTGTAATTGCCAATTTGGCAAATTGCAACGGAAAACTTGCCGGTATGGAAATTTTTGGTGAACGTTTAAAAGCGGAACGGAAGCGGCTCGGCCTCAAACAAGCCGAGCTTGCCGACCGAGCAGGGACGACCAATGTCGCCCAGAGCCGCTACGAGAGCGGCGATCGTTCGCCTGATTGGGGGTATTTGTCTGCCGTAGCCCAAGCTGGGGTCGACGTGCTCTTTGTCCTGACGGGGCAACACAGCACATTGGAGCTATCGCCGGACGAACATGCCTTGTTGGCGGGATACCGTTCGCTCGACGCGCAGGGGCGCGCCGGCGTGCTGGGCATGATCAGGGGAATGACGCAACCCGTCACCGCTGCACCGACTGCCAAGAAGGCCACGACGGTCCATCAGAATTTTCAAGGCGCCAGCGTGGGGCAGCACGTCACAGGTGATGTGACAGGCCCCTTCTCAATCAACATGAGCGGCGCAGGGCGGAAGAAGAAGCGAGAGAGTTGACTGTAGCGAAAGTGCACTACACGGCAGGGCCAGCCGTAGGAGAAGAAGAAGTCAATGAATCAGAAGTTCAGTGGTGATGTCGGGCAAGTTGCTGGCGGGGATGTGAAAAACAATAGCGCGCAGACGAACGTCAACGTGCACTTCCACGGCGGTGAATCTAAGCCTGTTGTGACGAAATTCATCAGCGACAAGCAGCGCAATGCGATCGCGCGCAAAGCGTTCGAGATACAGGCGAAGACGGGCACCGATAAGTTGATGGTGTACCGCCGGCTCATGTCAGTTTTCGACTTCGAAAGAATGGACGAGATGCCGCGCCACGTGTACGAGCGGGCGATCAAGTATCTCGATGGCTGGATACGCAGGGGTACTCTCGGCCAGACGCCCGACACGGCCGCCCAGCCGGAAGTCATAGCACCAGCGTTGACTGCAGCATCGCCGATCGTAAGAAACGAGTCTATCGCTGAACGGGCAACTCCACCGATTGTTGCCGCGAGGCCACCGGAACCTACTCGAGCGCCGGAGCCCGCAGTAGCAACAGCGGCGGCACCAGCACAACAAAAGAGAAAGCGATTGCCGTGGGTTGCGGTATCGATCGCCGCGGTATTGATGGTGACCGCCTCGCTTTATGTCGTGGAGTCCCGCCGGGAGGCGACGACCCAACTTCAGGCAGTCGAATTGCCACAACACTGCGAGTACGGAGGCGAACGATATTCGCCCGGCGGCGTAGTCATGCAGGCGGGCATACGTCAGCAGTGTGTTACCGACGGACTGCGAGGTGCGCGATGGGAGCGCGCTCCTGGCGGTCGACACTAGACGGCACGCTAGAAAAATTTCTAACAGGCAATGAATTGCTATGCATCCGGGGGATCGATGAAGAAAGCACTCAAATTTGCGGGATTCGGAAGCGCGGCTCTGATCGCGTTGGTGTTGGCGATGGGCATATCCGGTTGCTCAGACCAGAAGGGCAACAAAGGCACATCACCAGATAGCGCGGCAAGCGCCGTCACACCGAAAGCTGCAGAGCAAAATGAGAGTTCGGTTGCAGAGGCGAAGAGTGAACACAACGAAAGCCCGCCTGTAGAAGAGGAAGCTGCCGAAAAGAATCTGGACATGACGGCAGATCAGTACGCGAAGAACTTCAACGCCATCATGGCAAAATTGAAGGAGCCGTTCCGAATTAAGCCGCGTGTGGAGAAAGGCGAGTCCGCCGATACATTCAAATCCGCACTCAACGACAACCTGTATGTGATCGGCTCTATCAGCAAGACTACAGGGAAGCTGACCAGCATCGTGTTTATGGGCGCTGGTGACGGCACTGTGGAGTCTGGCGCGAACATTATCATCGTGGCAACAGGAGCCCTGACGGCTGCGGTCCCTAACGGGACGACGAAGACTGTCGGTCCAGTCGTTGGGTCGCTGATGAGCGATTTCGATCAGAAATCCGGCAAGTCTGCGTCCAAGGTCTTCAACGATGTGAAGCTCTGGCACACCCGAAGCGAGCAGATGGGGGCATGGTTCGGAGCGGAGCCAGCGTAAGGGACCGGACTTCTAGTCAGCGCCTTCCGAGGTGTCGATCTCCGGCACCTCGGTCGCCTTGACCTCTAGATCAAGATCCGATGTAAAACCGCCGTTACCATCAATCGAATGTGTAACGCGCGCAATGATCCACTTGCAATCATCGATGACACGTTTGTAACCGCGCACGGTTACAGGCAACTCCGTCATCAGCTCGGGGCGGCCGAGCGCCAGCACAATGCTGAACTCTGCCACGCCGCGCTGCAACTTTTCCCATTCCGCTTTCGCCGCGCGCGTCGCGTTCGCCTTGTTCGCGTACGTGTGCCGCAACGTCTTCACGTTCTCGGCCGTGCCGAACAGCACGTCGCCGCTCTTGTCGATCGGTTTCTTCTTCGCTGTCGTGCGACGCCGGCGCCGCTTCACGGTGGTCGACTGCTTCTTCGCGGTGCGCGTGTTCAGGTAGAACGCCTGCACGCCGGAATACGTGTCCCGATCGGCGACGCCGAACTCGTGACGGTCGCCGACGTCGCGCGTGATCGTGACGGCCGGCAGTGGCTTGCCGCTCGCCGTCGTTGCCTCGCCGGCCTTGATGAAGAGCAGCAGCCCGTTCTTCACGGTGGCGATCGCGTCGAACATCTTCGCCAGGCGCGACAGCAGATTGGCATCCGACTCGGCCGTCTGGTCGATGTGGTCGACGAGCTGCCCGTCGAGCGCCTTGCTGATACGCGCCTCGACCTTGTTCTGACTGGCGATCGCGCGCACGATCGCGCCGACCGTCTGCCGATGCCAGGAACGTTCCTTCTTGATCGACAGGCCCGCGCGCAGATCGACGCTGCGCGCGCGGATCGTCAACACGTCCGGCGTGCCGGTGTGCCGAACCTCATCGACCATGAATTCGCCCTTGTCGACCAAGCCGTTCGCCGCGCCGGCCCAGCCGATCGACAGCTTCAGCGTGACGCCGCGGCTCGGAATCTCGAGCGCCCCGTCCGAATCGTCGAGGCTGATATCGAGCTGGTCCGCTTCGAAGCCGCGGTTGTCCTGCAGCGTCAGCGAGATCAGCCGGCCGTCGAACTTCTTCGTGATGTTCTTGCCGTTCAGCGTGATCGAATAGATCGCACGCGGCACGCGATCGTCGGCGATCACGACTTTCTGCACCATGTCGGCGCCGGGGATGTCGGCGAGGTTCATAGCGAGATGGCCCCCTTGATAGCGTCGGTCACGATGCCGAGCATGTCGAGATCGTCGTTACGCGTCAACGCAATCGTGAACTCGATGCGCCGCGCCGCGCCGTCGCTGAAAAACAGCGTGCGCGTCGTGTCGATCTTGTCGATCGTGAACATGCCGTAAATGTGGCCGGTGCCCTCGATCAGCGGCCATGCGGTGTGCTGGTCGGCCATCGCTTCAATGACGGCAAGCGACAGGTCGCCGCCCGTCAGCTCGGGCAGCAGCACACCGGACAGGTTGATGGTTTCGTCATCCTCGCCGACATACTGCCGCGCGGGCTTTTTGCCGACGCGGTTGTTGCTGGCGTAGCGCCAGCCGCGCGCGCGCTTCAGCTCCTGGTAGGGCAGGGTCGACAGGCTGAACACGAACAGCCCGAGCGCCATCATCATGCGAACCTCTCCTTCAATCCCGATCGCGCAGGCGCGAGCGCTCGCGCGCGGCCTGCGCGGCTTGTTCCTGGCGCATCACCTGCAGCACCTTCTGTGCGAGCGCCTGCTCATCCATGCCGGGCGCCGCGTACACCTGGATCGTGATCGGCGCCGGCGCGACTGGCGCGCGCGCGGCGGCCGCGGCAACCGTGAGCGGCGGCCGGTTGTCGACGGTCAGCGGCGCACCGCCGGCGATCGCCGCGCCCGTGATGCCGATGCCGGCGCCGGCGGCGACGATCCGTTTGCCGATCTCGATCACGGTCGACAGCGGCCCGTCCTGGCCCTCGCGCAGGCCCTGCTCGAGGCCGGCCATCGTGAAGCCGCCGAGCGTGGCGAACACGCGACTCGGCGAATGGATGCCGAGCCGTTCCTTGAACCAGCCGACCACGCTGTCGCCGGCCGACTGGATCGCGGTCTTCACGGCACCGAGGCCGTTCGTGATCCCGTTGACGAGACCGGACATCAGGTTCGCGCCGAACTCGACGAAGCGGGCTGCAGCATCTGCCGCGACCACGACGATATTGGCGAGCCACGCGCCGAACCCTTTGCCGGCGTTGGCCGCCGCATCGAGGCTTTTCTTGCTCGCGTCGACCGGCCCCAACAGACGCGTGATCCAGTTCCATGCGCCCTTCACGGCACCGACCAGCCAGTCGAACATGGGCTTCAGAGGCGCGAACACCGCGGCGAGCGTCGCGAGCACGCCGCTGAATATCGGCGCGAGCGGACGCAGGCCGTCCGTCAGCCCCTGCCAGAATCCCGAGAAAAACGCCTTGATCGGCTCCCAATACCGGATGACCAGGAGCGCGGCGAGAGCGATGCCCGCAATCACCAGGCCGATCGGATTCATCAGCGCGGCGCGGCCGACGAACAGCAGCGTTTGAGCGAGCCCGGCGAGCGCCGCGCGCACGCCGTTGATCGCGCCCATCGTGCCGCCCTTGACCAGGCCGAGGCCGCCGCGTGCCGCGTCGACGGCCATGCCGGACGCGCCACGCTGGCCGACGTACTGGCGAGCCGCCGTCCAGCGCGACGCCGCGGCCGCGCGTGTCGCGGCCGCCTGCGCTGCGACGGCGCGCCACATCTGGACGGTGTACTGCCGTGCGGCGACGGCGCCATCCTTCATCGCGGTCCCAGCCGACACTCCCCATTGCCGGATCGATGCCTTCGCGGCCTGGCATGCTGCCGGCACGCGCTGCGCCAGCGACGCTATATAGGCGCGCAGCGACGACGCTGCAGCGCGGGGCGATGACGCCGCCCACGCGCCCGACAGCGCGGCGCGAATACGCCCGGCGGCCGACTGCGTGCCCTTGCCGGCGGCTGTCATGCCGGACGCCGCGCCCGACGCCGCGCGGGAAATGCCGCGCAGCGCGCCGGCGCTGGCGCCGAGCGCGCGCACGAATGCACCGCCCTGAATGCCGAGCATCGACATGCTGAAGCGCACGATCGCCAGCGGCCCGAGAACGGCAGCCAGCGCGATCGTCAGCGTGCCGAGGACGGCGAGCAGCACGCCCAGGCCGGCGGCGCCTAGCGCGACAGCGCGCGTGAAATTCGGGTATTCCTTCGCGAAGCCGAGCACCCGTTCGAGGACATTCGCCGTCAGCTCGAGCGCGCGGTTGTAGACGGGCAGTATTTGCTCGCCAATCTCGGTGCGCAGGTTGTGTACCTTCGCGAGGGCGGCCAGCTCCTTCCCCTCGGGCTGCTCCTGCCCGAGCTTGTGCAACTGGTCGATGTTGTACGCGCCACGGTTCAGCTTCTCGTTCTTGTGAATCTGCTCGCGCTGCATGTACATCGTGGCGAACAGGTTGGCGCCGTTGCCGTTCGTCATGATCGTCGAGAATTCCTCGAGGATCTTCGCGTCCGACGTGATGCCCTTGGCCTTCAGCTTCGGCAGCAGCACCTTCTCCATCCATTCGAACGGCGACGCGTTGAAGAGGTCGCCCTGGAGCAGCGCGCCGGGTTTGATGCGCTTCACGGTCCCGGTCGTGGTGTACTCGACGTCCTTCTTGTTGACGAGGCCCAGCTCGACCAGGCGCTTCGATGCGCGCACGGTCGTTTTGCCCTGCATCAGGTTGCTGTACGCGGCTTGCACGCCAGTGCCGGCAGCATGCCCGCCCATTTCCTGAATCAGCGGCTCCATCTGGTAATAGAACGCGTCCTGGCGCATCTGCTTCGCGGCGACCTTGCCGGTCTGGATGAAGTTGCGCCACTCATCGCCGCCGACACGGCCGCCCGTTGCGGACAAGACCTGCTGGACCATGTTCGCTTCGCCCTTGAACGCTGCTTCGCTTTTCGTGCCGCCGCGCAGCTCGATCACCTTCAGCATGTTCATGAACTTTTCTTCGTTGTCGTGCCCCTGGCCGGCGCCGAACATCGCCTCGTTCGCGAACTTCATCTTCGAGAGCGTCGGCATCACCATCTGCGCATGGTGCTCGTCCGCGAAGATCGACATCGCGTCGCGCATCAGCGTCATGTTCTCGGCGGTCGACACGCCGACCGATTTCATCGAGCGCACGTAGCGCTCGGCGTCCTGCGTTGCGTGGTCGCCCAGGCCGAGCGCCTGGATGCGCCCGCGCTCGTTCTGGACCTTCTTCGCCTCGGCGAGCGGTTCGCGTAGATCGTTGAGGATGTGCGAGCCGGTCGCGCGCGCGGCGTATCCACCGATCGCCATCTCGGCGGCCGCGCCGCGCGCGGCGCCCATCTTCGCGCGCGCGTCTGCGATCCGCTTCTGGCGGGTGTTCAGCGCGTCGAGCCGGCGCGTCTGGGCGTCGATCGCGCCGGTCGTCGCGGCAATGTCGGTGCGCAGCGTGCGCTCGTGCTGGGAAAGCTTGCCGGTGTCGACGCCGGCGCGGCTCAGACGATTGCGCAGCTCGTCGACACTGGCGGATTGTTTCTTGAACGCGGCGCCGAGCTTCGATGAAGCTTGCCGCGCCTTCGCGAGCTCGGCCACCATCTGTTGCGACGGCGGCCCATACGCGCGCAACGACGCCGCGAGGTCCTTCACCTTCTTCTGCGCGTTGGCGAGCTTCGTCGCGGTGTTGGCGAGTCCCGTGCGCATCTCGCGAAATTCGCCGATGCGCCGCTGCGTATCGTTGAGTTCCTTGAGACGCGCGCGGGAGTCCCGCAGCTCTTTGACGAGCGTGCGGTTCTTCGCCGCGATCTCGCGAATCGGCCGGCTCGCCTGGTCGAGCGCCTTGAGGACGACCTCGAGGCGAAGAGACCGGTCACTCATTCGTCACCCTGTTCGTAGCGTTCGCGCGCGCGCTCGCGCCAGTCCATCAGCTCAGGCAGCGACATCGCCGCCATCACGTCGGGAGACCAGTGGAACACGAGCGCGATGTCGGCCATCACGTCGTCGACGGATCGAGGGTGACGTCCACCTTCGACGAATTCGGCACCAAAAAACCGGCCACCTCCGTGCCGAGCTGCAGCAGGTCGGCCGGGTCCAGGCGCAGTACGTCCTGCGTGGTCAGCACGGGGTCGCTGATGCGCGGCAGCACCTTCGAAAGTGCGATCACGTCGAGCTGCAGCACGTCGGTGAGCGCGACGCCGCGCAGCGCGCCGGCGAGCGGCTTCATCAACGTGACGGTGGTGATTTCCTGCTCGCCGCGCGTGATCGGCGTGTCGAGCGTGATGACGACGGATTGCTTCGATTGCATGGTGTGGTTCCAGAAAGGGGTAGAGAGTTGGGATTACAGGCCGATGTCGCGGCGCTGCTGTGCGAGGCGATCGACGCCGCCGACGATCTCGACGAAGTTGGGGATGTCGATCTCGATCAGGGTTTCGCCGTTGACCACGAGGCGGTAATAGGACAACGACATCGTGCCGGTCTGGTCGGCGTTGTCGCCGGCCTTGGCCTTGCCGGGGTCGATTTCCTTGTAGCGGCCGCGCACGTACACCTCGACCGCGTCGGTTTCTTCGGTGTCGTCGCGTTGATACGAGCCTGCGAAGCGTACGGAGACGCCGTCGATCTTCGACGTGCCCCACGTTTTGAACATCTCCTTCATGAAGCCGCCCATCGTGAGCCCCAGCTCGAGCTTCTCCATGCCGAGATCGATGTCGACCTCGGCGTTCATGCCGCCGCCGCGATACGCCTCCATCTTGCGCGTGAGCTTCGGCAGCTGGACCTCGGGCACTTCGCCGACGAACGAGACGCCGTCCTCGAACACGTTGAAATTCTTGAGTTTGGATGGCAGAGCCATTTCGTTTTCCTATGGTGAGTGGCGGGCCGTCAAACGGCGATGCTTTCCGCGAACTTGAGCAGGTAGCGATCCGTGATGCGCTGGCGGAACGTCAGGTTTTCGAGCGGCGGGGTCGGGCAGAAGTCATAGTCGAGGTAGCCCTGCCCGGCCTTGAGCGAATCCTTGTCGTTGGCGGCCGGGTCGAACCAGCACTCGCCGTCGATCAGGTAGCCAGCGGTTTTCCACGCGCGGAACTTCGCGTTCACGCCGTCGACAATGTCGCGGATCAGCGTGCGGCTCATCGGCTGATCGACCGCCCACAGGTGCGCCTCGGCCATCGTGTCGGCGATCACTTGCGCGCTGCGGACGTAGTTCTCGAACGCCCACAGCTTGTCCTCGGAACAGGTGCGTGATCCCCACAGACGGTAACCATTCGCGTTCACGATCGTGGTGACGTCGTGGCTGTTCAGGTAGCCGGCGTCGGTGTTCGGGTCCTGCAAGTCCCAGAACACGTCGCGGCTGATGCCGGTGACGCCGTTTACGACGACGTTCGAGATCGTCTTGTGCCAGCCAGTCTCTTCGTCGATCTTTGCGCGCATGCCGAGCGCGCGTGCCGTCGCCCAGGTGATGTCCTCGGCGTTGGTCGTGGTGTTCCAGTTCACGAAGTCCGGCCAGATCGTCATCAGCTCGCGCTGACCGAAATTCGCGCGGTAGGCGACGGCCTCTTCCTTCGTTTTCGCACCGAAAGCGTTGACGTATGCGAAGCCGCGCAGCTGTTGCGCGACCGTTGCCAGCTCGGTCGCGACCGGCAATGTGTCGAGGCCCGGACAGCCGAGCACGCGCGGTTTGACGCCGAGCCGAGTATGCGCAGCGAGTAGCGCCTTGATGCCGGTGTACTGGCCGTCCGCGGTCGTCGTGCCGATAACGTTGCTGGTCGTTGCGTCCGCGTCCTTGCCGGTCGGAACGCGTACGGCGACGATCAGCGGCGAGGTCTGCGCGGCGATCGCGTCGAGCGAACGCGCGAGCGTGCCCTTCGTGCCGGCGCGGCCGATCGCGGCCCGCACATCCGTGATGAGGACGGGACGGTTTTCGGGGAAGGTGGCAGCATCGGCATCGTCGCCGGTGCTGACCAGGCCGATCACGGCCGTACTGACCGTGCGGATGGGGCGCGTACCGTCATTGATCTCAATGACGCGTACGCCGTGGTGGTAATCAGAAGGCAAGCTTTTCTCCCGGAAGTGAGCCTTCCGAAAGATTGCCTTCCGCGCGCGCGGAGATCACGCGCGGGAGGTTGTGCAGCGGCAGGGCACAACCGAAACCGCCGCGAATCGTCGTTATGCCGCGACGGGAAGCTCGTCAAGCTCGGCCAGCGTCCGCATCGGATGTCTTGCATGGGGTGATTCCTGCCGGTGCCAGGATGCCGGCGCCCCTCGAGAGGTGTCGCGGCCCTGGCCAATCCTGCAGGTCTGCTCTGCGGGTGCGGGGCGTGCTCGATGTTGCTGCATCGGGCACGTCGCCGCGTCCTTTTCTTCCCGTATCGCTTACGCGACGTATTCGCCACCGGCGAGCATGTAGCGGTCGGCCGAGCCGTACATCATGGACCCGTCTGCATTCGCGGCTTCACCTTCGGGCTTCGGTTCCACCAGCCGCCGCTGGATATACGCGAATGCGCCCTCGTTCGCCTCCGGCATGCCCGACACGAAGATCGTTACGCCGCCCTGCAGCGGCTGCTTCCCTGCCTTGAATGTCGCTTCCGACACGTAGCTCTGGATCGTGGCGCTCGTGAACTTCGATGCGGCGTCGATCGCAACGTTGCTGACGACGTGATAGGACGTCTCCGCGCCGGACGCTTCGAGAACAATGCTCTTCTTGATTGCCATTTCTGATTCCTTGGTTGTAGTGAGGTGGTTGCCGCATAGCGGCGCGATGCTTGTGTTACAGCGGTGACTCGGGCCACTGGACGTTCGGGAAGCCGTGTTGCTTCGTGAGGTCGCGCAGCTCGCGTCGGTACGCGAGCAGTGCGCGAAATTTCGAATCGCTCAGCGTTGTCTCGATACCCTCGTCGACCTGGTCGCGGTGCCTTGCAACGATTCCGTCCGTCTGCTCGAGTAGTCGGGTTCGCTTACGCAGAACTTCGACCGTGATTTCTTCCTCGGAGCGCGCGCGATGTTCGATGAAGGTCGGCCGGCCGTCCTCGCAGAGAGCCATGCATTTCCCCTGCGATTGCCCCTCAAGGAGTGCGCGATGTTCGCGATCACTGATCTTGATCGCTCCGGGCGGAATGGCGCTGTTGCTATGAAAAGCATCGTCATAGAACGCGACGATGCGCCGCGTTTCGTCAATCTCTGCGTATTTTTGTCCCATATCACCACCCGATTGCCAGCCAAAAGAACCCATCGATCGAGCCCTGACCGGACGACTGCACGAAAGGTTGGAATCCAGCGTTGTTCCACCAGCGCACTTGCATCCAAATGTCGGAATCGACCGAGCCGCTGGCGTTTTGCGCTGTCGCCTGCAGACTCATGCATACGGAAGGGAAGGCCAGCGGAAAATTCACGACAGGCGGATTACCCTCGCGGAACGGCCCGTTCTGATACCCCAGTTGGATGAGGAATCCGCAAGGGTGCCTCCAGAATCCCGGATTGCCTCGGCTGAACGCGAGTTCAAGGTCGCCGCCGAACAGTGCGCTGAGGTACTTGCCGCCGGCCCACGGCATCCAAATGTTGCCGTCGCTTTGATAGCTCGACCCGCCGATGTGGAGATTGCCGTTGTCCTCGAAGGACGCCGTGACGGCGTTGTACGCGTTATTGATAAGTTCGATTCCGCCACCGCGCCGTGCACGCAGGAAGGTTTGCCAGCCGTCGGCAGCGCGTAGACCAAGATCCGCATCCCATCCGTCGCGCGCGAGCGACAGACGCCCATTCATCGTGTCTCCACCACGATTGATCTTCGAGTTCGGATCGAAGTTGCCGGTATCCCACGGGGTTAGCCCGGCCCAATTGGGGCGCGCGCGTGGAAAGCTGACGGTGCCGTTGTCCTTGACTACGACGTTCGCAGCAGTGTTTGCACCATTGGTGATCATCAGTTGCTGACTGGAAGCCTGCGACTGGATTCGCGGACCATAGCCGTTTGCATTGATGACGAGTTGGGATCCAAAGTCGCCTGCGCCGTAAAGCGTAACGGTGCCGTTGATCTGGCCGCCGACGTTCCGGTCGAGCGGCGTGAGGTTCTGGCTGTCCCAGGGTGTCGCGCCAGCCCACGTCGGGCGAGCGGTGAACTTTGCCACGCCCGTATCGCGAGCGAATGAAACCAGTGCACCGAGATTGGTGCCGTCATCCGCGAAGCGGTTCAAATTGAGCGCATCCGTCGCGCCGGCGCAGGACAACATCCAACGCAATACGCCGGTGGTTCGGAAAATGACGGCCTTTTCCTGTCCGCTGTCCGCATCGAGCGAATATGCCGCGCGCCCGCCGCGCCCCTTTCGGTCGACGGTCAGTTCCCCGACGATGCTCTGGGTGGCCGTCGCGATCTTCGAGACGTAATCACCAGGGTTGAAGTTGCCTGCGTCCCATGCCAGGTTGCCGGCGAACTGCGGACGAACGGACATGCTGATACCGGTGACTACGGTGCCGTTTCGCAGCACGGTCATCCACGTATTCGTGCCGCTCCAGGTGTCGTTGACCGCGCGAAATTGCAGGCTCGATCCGTAGGCCTGGATGTCCCACAGCTTCTCGTCGACGGCACCGTCCTTATAGCGCCACAGCACGTTCGGCAACGCGCTGTTGCGGCCGAGAGATACCCCTGATACGTCGGGCAACTGCGTGACGATGCTCCCTTCGAACAGGAAGGAACCTGTCGCGTGCTGATTCGCGCCGGCATACGTGAGGAAGCGGGTCGGGTCGAGGTTCCCCGCATCCCAGGCTTCGTAACCGTTGAAGCGCGGCCGCACCCCGAGCGAGGCGCGACCTGTCGCGCGGTCGATGAAGAGCACCGATCCTAGGTTCGTCCCGTTGTCGTCGTAGCGGAACAGGTTCAGGTTCGATAAGGCTGCGGCGCTCGACAACAGCCACTTATGTTTGCCGCTCGTGCGGAACGCAAGCACCTGTTCCTGGCCGTCATCGCCGTCGAGGAAGAGCGCGGTTGTCCCGCCGATGCCGGTGCGATCGAGATACAGCGAGCTGACGATCTTCTGCGCGTTCGTTTGGAACTTGCTGACATAGTCGGCCGGGTTGAAATTTCCCGCATCCCACGCGAGATTGCCCGCGAACGTCGGCCGTGAGGTCGTGCTCATGCCGCCGTCGACCTGCACGCCGCTCGCCGTCAAGCTCATCACACGCTTTTGTTTCGCGTCGCTGGCCGCGTCGTTTGCCGTGCCGTCGTTGATCCAGAAGCCGAGCGACTCCCGCCCCCAGGCGCCACCGATAAATGCGGCGCGGATGGAAGCGATGAGGCGCACGCCCGTATCGGTGCCGCCGGTGCCAAAGGTGCCATGGAATCGCATCTTCGCTTCGCGGTTCAGTGCCCCGGTCGGTGCCTTGATCGCGAGCTGCGCGTCCTGATCCGATGCAGTCGACGTGACGCTGACGGGGCCGGTGAGCTGCGGGCGCACGAGCGGCGCATAGCGTGCGGCGGCCGTCTTCGGAGTGACGGTACGCGTGTCGTCGGTGCCCGCGTCGACTTCGGCCTGGGTCGCCAGCTCGACGACGCCCTTGCGCTCGCTCGTCGCAGGCGGATTGAGGAACGACGTCGGGCCGAACGTCAGCTTCGCCACGTCGATGGACGTGAACACGGTGTCGGCGGCGAGCAGCAGCATCGATGCCGGCGCTTTTTCCAGGATCGGCGTGTCTTGAACGTAGACACCGAACAGCACGCCGTTGTCCAGGTACAGACCGAATGCGTAAAGCTTGTACTGGTCCGTGCTGTCGTCTTGGATGACGAGGTGGATCGTGTCCGCTGCGACCGTGTCGCCGCCGAACGTCGTGATTCGCTTCAGTTCGTTCGGTAGTGCCGTCATGCTTGGCTTGAACACAAATGCCGCCGTGCCCAAACCAATCTGCGTCACCTGGCGCGCAGTGGTGCCGGTGTTGCCTTGTGCGACCAGTGCGGCGCGGCCGGCGTCCGTGATGTAGATGAGGTTTCCAGCCATGTTCGTCAGTCTGTGAGAGAGAGGCGGCGATAGACGGCTGCGCGTACGGCGCATGCGATGCCGATTGGGCCAGCCATGCTGAAGCCCTGCGTGAAGGTGTAGTGGGCGGTCCCGCGCTTCGCACGATCGACCTCTGCCCGGATGTCGTTGACGTACTGAGCCGTGGCCGGCACGCCATCGCGCGCGCCGACCGTCATCACGATCTCGAATGTGCCCGGCACGCCGCGCGGCGTTTTCTCGAACCATTCGCGCATCACGACGTTCGCACCGAACGATGCGCACACGTCGCGCACGGCGTCGGCCGTGCCCTTTTTGCGAGCGATCCGGATCGCAGATTTCACGCGCGCACGTTTCACCTGCTCAGGCCACTCGTCGCGCCACGTATCGACACCCATGTGCCAGGCGAGCCATGGCAGGAAGCGCAGCGGGATACGATCCGGGTCCATCAGTGTGTCGACCTCGACCGGGATGTCGAGCACGTCCGCATTGGCTTGCGCCAGACGTCGCTCGAGCACCGTCGCGTTCGGCGGCAACAGCGAGGCCGGCTTATTCATCAGCCACCCCGCCGTCCTTCAGATCGATACCCGTGCAGTACGGCGCCTGATCGATCGCGATCGCCACGCCTTCGGCCGGCGTATCGAGCAGTACCTTCTGGACGCCGGCGACGCGCATCGACGCGTACAGGCCGTCCTTCGTAACCTCCGAACCTGGTCGGTGCATTGAGTCGGCGAACTGTTGCGTTCTCTTCTGCGCTTCCGCGAGCGCGACCGCGCGATCGGGACCGTTGAAGAAGCGCAGCGTCGCGCGGATCGCATACCGGACGATCTTCGCGCTCTGCACGATGACTTCGTCCGCCTGCGGCCGCTTCTTCTCGAGCGCTTTCTTGACGATGTCGATCAGCTCCTGGCTGGCCGTGCCGTCGCCTTCGCGCGACAGGATCGTGACGATCATCACGCACGGTGAAGGGCTGTATGCGGTCGCTGCTTTCACGCGCCCATCAGCGGCGCGCGCATAGAACACGTAGGCGTCGTCCGGGCCGGCGACAGAAAAGCCGCGGGGCGCGAGCTGGATGCGTTCGCGCAGGCTGTCGTCGTCTTCATAGACCGGATCGATACCGTTGTCCGGATCGCCGGGCGAGATCAGTAGCCGGTCGACATCGAAGAACGCGCCGAGGTGCTCGAGGGTCGTGCCCTTCGCATACGCGAGCAGCATTCCGCGCGCCTTCTCGTTCATCAGCGCGAGCAGCAGCATCTTCTCGTATGCGGCTTCCTGGAGCAGTTTGACCATCGGCTCGGATTCGAGCTCGAGCGCGGCCGCGATATCGGCTTGCTGTTCCTTCGGGTACAGGGACACGAGACGCGCCTTCTTCTCGGCCAGGATCGCTTCGTAGTCGAGTTCCTCGACGATGTCAGGTGCCGGGAGTTGCGACAGATCGATGGGCGTGGTTCTCATGCGGCACCTCGGCTGTTCGTCGTCGGCAAGCGCAGGGAGAAGGGTGTGCCAGCGCGCGGGCCGTCTGTACGCTCACCTTGCAGCTCGAGCACGGCGTTGCCGTCGATGCCGGTGCTGCCAAAGTCGACCTGGTTGACCTGGATGCGCGGCTCCCACCGGGCCAGCGCCATGACGGACGCGGCCATGACGCGCATGCGCGTCACTGGATTGACCGGGCCATCGATCAGCTCGGGCAGAAGCGACCCATACTCACGGCGCATCACGCGGGTGCCGAGCGGCGTGAACAGGATGTCCGCGACGGACTGGTCGATGTGAGTCTGGCCGCCGATCGTGCGGCCGGTGCGTGCGTTCATGCCGATCATGCGGCCCCCGCAATCGGCTTCGAGGTCTGCGCGAACTCGCCTTGTGCCTGGTGCGCATGGCCGACGAGGCTGACGCCGCGCGACTGCACGTCGACGTCAGCGGTCACGGTGCCGGTGAGATGAGCGCTACCCTCAATCTCGATCACTGGGCCGCCAGCGCCGGTGCCGCCTCCATTCTTGCCGGTAGCACCGGATTCGAACGTGAGCGGCCCCTTCACGAGCAGCGAGCCTGTGACTGTCGTGTCGTCGGCGTCGATCGTGACGGATTGTGCCTTGACGGTCGCGGTGTCGGTTTCGACCGTGACGCTACCAGGCGCGACGACATGCACGGTTGCTCCCGCCGGCAACGCGGCAGTGAGCGCGTGAGCCACGAAGTCATACGCGATGCGTGCGCTGTCCGCGTAGACGCGCACGTGTTCGTTCGGGCTGGAGCTTGGGGAGTCGTGACCGTCGCAGTAGACGCCCGGCAGGAAGAGGCCCGTGGTCGGCTCGCCGGACGGGCAGAGCAGCAGTCCCGGCTCGCCGATTGTCGGCGGGTCCCATTCGATGCTGTCGCCCGTGCGCTGCGCGAGCCAGCGAATCCAGTCGGTCTGCAGGCCGCCAGATTCCACACGTACGCGGCGGGCGTCGTGATCGACTTCGATCACGGTGCCTTCGCGGAGGAGGCTCTCGAGGCGGCGGTTCAGGTCAGCAAAATCATCCATGCGGCGAGGATGCCGCGCGCGCGGGAGAGGGTCACGCGAAAACGGTTGTACAGCCCTGCGCCACAACGCTGGTGGGGAGCGTCGTCGCAATTTTGCGACGGGTGTTAGGACATAGCGCCATCACGGTGATCGAGTTGTGTAGGCGAAGCAAGTAGCGGCCTTGCAATCCGTAATTCGGCCAAGGCGATGCAACGTTGCAGCAGCACCGCTATTTCGATACACGTAATGGTTAGCCGATAGTGAGACCGAAGTCCCAGGGAAATCCCACACGCGTTGGAGACCTGGATATTTCTGCCCAGTTTATCGATACATTTTCGGGTCGGCTGACCAGCACATTGGTTTCCTTGTTCCACTCGAATTTGCTTGGGAGCAACGGGCCGGGCATATGTGGGTCCAGCGCGCCGAAAGTGATGTAGTGCCACGCTCCCTTAGGTCCCTCGCGGCCAGTAATGAGCAGCTCGCTATGTCGCATGGATTCGTTGAAATCCATCTGCAAGTGCGTGCCTATCGGCAAATTTTTAAGCGTTATATCCCCAAGGGGCGGGCAATCAAAATGCCAAGCCGGGAAGTTGAAGCGCGCTTGTCGATCAGTGAGCGCAACGGCGATTCGTTCAAGGGATTCATCGGCACTAAAGTGCAACGAAACGAGCGAATCAGAGAACCTGTACCCCCACCAATTCTGCCCCACCCTTGTAGGGACACCCAGTTGTTCCTGTACCCATTGAGTGGGAGCGCCGAGTTCAAGACCGGTGAAAATGTTCTCTGGTGTTCGTCGCCGCTCGATGTTCACGCTCGGTCTCCGGAACCTCGACCTCAGAGTTTTGAATCCTTGTGATCCTACTGTCACCCATACCACCGCAATGCCTCCGACAAAGGCTCCGGATGCGTTGACGAGGAAATCTCGAAGCGGAAGATTCGTGAGTATGGTCCATATTGACGCAAGAACTTTCGAGCAGAGTTGCATCGTATTAACAATGACATCTCCAAGATTGGGCTGGGCGAGGAAATCCGCAATTTTGGTGAAGTAATTCATCGAGGATTGGATCCTTCATGGTCGCGTGTGGTCCGGGGATTTTCACTGAATTCCGCAACCATGTCGAACGATCATCACTGGACAGTTGAACGCAATACCGCAGTAACGGAATGGAAATGCTGAGGTGCTATTGCGACAGAAAGCCAAGTACGGCATCGGCGATACGATCGACGTCCGCGTCCGCCAAGCCAAGCAGCTCGCGCACCGGATACTGGACGACCGGCCCGTTGCGCTCGACGCGATCGCGCAGACCCTCCTGGTGCACGCGCGCGATACGTTCGACCTGGCGGGTGAAATGCAGCACCGACGCATCGGCGTTCGACGCAGTTTTGAGGAAGCGCGCGGTGCGCAGCTTCGCGAACATCGCGCGCCGGATGCGGCCCTTCTTGCGCCGGGCTTGCGGCTTACGCGGCGCGTACCGGCTACCGTCCGGGTTGCGAGCTTCGGCAATGCGCCGCGAATGGCGCCGGCGCAGCTCCGCGGCCAGCCCCTTCGCCAGGACCGCGCGCTGCGCGCTCGTGAGCTGGCCGAGTAGGCCGGCCGCCCAATCTTCGGCGCGGGATAGTCGATCGACCATCAGGCCCCCGCGATCGGCGGCTCGCCGAAGTGGCGAATCTCGTAGCCGCCTGGCTGCTCGACCACGCCGACGCGCTCGGTCAGCTTGAGCAGGATTTCGACATCGGATTTGCCGTTGTCGAGCAGCTCGGCCTGAAACTTGAACCCGTCGCGGCAGAGATCACGGTTGAGCAGCAGCTCGGGCTGGTGGATCTTCAGCCAAGCGATGATCGGCACCATCAGGTGATCCGAATGGCCGGCGTAGTCCGTCACGACGATGTCGAGGGTGTACGCATATTCGAACGACAGCGATTTCGCTGCGGTGACGGCAATCGACCCGTGCTCGATGAAGATGTGCAGTCGATCCGGATTGCGGGCGAACTCGGGCAGGGCGGCCGTGAGCGCGGCGCGCAGGCTGTCGGGCTTGTTCATTGAGCCGGTTCCTCGGTGTCGCGCACGCGCGCCTGCAGCGCGATCAACTGCTCGGCGTTTTCGTGACAGGTGGTGTAGTTGCCGGCGACGGTTGCGGCGACGGCAGAGAGCGCAACGCCCGAGGGGGCCGCATCAGCGCTTCCGGGATCGCCCACCGGCACGTTGGCGGCGGCGCCGTCGTGCACGCGCACAAACCCGACAGGAACAATGCAGGCGCGATCAGCTTCGCGATCCACATAAACGGGAACCTCCTTGATGATGGTGTCGCCTTTCTCGCGGACGACCTGGACGCGGTCGACGTACTGCGTGACGACCTTCACGTCATGGCGTGCCGCGTCGCGCTCGGCCGTCCGATCACGCACGTCGCGCGTGAGATCGTCGACGCGCTGGCCGGCGTCGACCAGACGCGCATGCTGGATCGCGATGACGACGGTAGCTGCAGCGAGCGCGATAGCGCCGACGACGAGGATGCGAACGCTGGCCGTCATGCGGCCGCCCGGCTATAGCGATCAAACGCCCGTTCGAGCTTCACGTCGTACAGGTGCTCCGCGTACGCCTTGCCGTTGTACAGCTCGGCGAACTTCGCCCACTTCCGGCTGCGCAGCGCGGCGAGCATTACCTTGTCGGCCAGGACGAAACGGACGAATGCCTCGAGCTGCTCGGCCTCGCTGACCTTCATCGCGTCGACGAACGCGAACACGTCCGGATAGCCGAGCGCCTTCCAGTGGAAGCCCATGATTTGAAATCCGCCCCAGCTCGTCGCCTCGAGCGCACACGCGGTCGAAATTTGCGATGCGCTCGCGAGACGCGCGTATTCCGCTGCGTCGCCGGCGTAGCCGCCGGGCTTCGGGTTGACCAGGGCCGGATACTTCGCCGCCAGCGCGTCCGCGTCCAGGCCGGCCGCCGCGAGCTGGCGGTACATGATGTGCCGTTCGTACAGGATCACGGGTCGGCCGTCAGGCAGGAACCCGGCACCTTTCGATTCCACCTCATTGACGGCACGCACGGCCGCGAGATCGACCTGCAGCCGATCGGCCGCACGTTGCAGGTCGGCGTCGGTGAGATGGCGCGGATCGCGCCGGCCGGCCGCGAGCGTCGACCAGGTCTTCGGGCCGGCGATACCGTCTGCGACCAGGCCGTGCGTCGCCTGGAACGCGATCACGGCGTTCCGGGTCGCGCTGCCGTAGATCGCGTCGGCGTCGAGGCGCGCGCCGGCTGCGATGAGCTGGCGCTGCAGGTAGCCGACATCGGTGCCGCGGTCGCCGAGGCGAAGGGTCTTATACATGGCGCCCCCATACCTTGAATTGCAGCACGCGTGCGATCAGGGAGTCGCGCGGATTGCCGCGATGGAACAGCTCGACGACGTTGCCGCGAACGCCATACACGGCGAGGCACAGGACGCCGACCAGCACCGTGTCGGCGAGATTCGCCGGCGGCAGCATGCCGAATGCGGCGCGGATCGGCGCGGCGCCGGCGGCGACCGCGATCGCGTAGGCCAGGCATGCCGCGAGCGGTCGATGGGGGCTCGTGCCGCGGCGGAAGGTCACGAGGCGCAGCGCGAGCGCCGCGCACAGCAGCACGTAGACGGTCGTGAGCATCACTTCTCCCTCCCCTTGAACACGTTCAGCAGCCGATCGGGTGCATCGGCCTGGGCGATCAGCCACAGCAGCAGTTTCACGACGAGCGCGGAGGCGATCAGCGCGCCGATGCCGGCGTGCACCTCGACGCGGGCGGGCAGCACCGCGTCGAGCGCGGCGGCAAACAGCTCGGCCGTGAGGCACCCGGCGACGAACGAGATCACGAAGAACGCGATGCGCTTCGGGATCGAGGGGTCGGCGGCCGTCATCACAAACAGCAGCGAGCCGGCGAAGGCGCCCATGACGACGTTGGCGTCGACGCCGGGAAACAGCGACAGCGTGGCGACGCCGAGCGCCGCGACCGTCGCGGACGACGTGGAAATAGGTTCAGCCATCTTCAGTCCCATAACTGGAGCCGCTCGGCGCCGGATTGCGCCGCTTGCGGTACTTCGTCGGGCAGCTCGACAAGCAGCCCGTGAGGCAGGATCGGGCCGTACTGCGCCAGGTCCCGGTTGAGGTTGAGCACCTCTTCGACGACGCCGCGCGTGCGGCCGAGCACGCGCCAGCACAACGCGTCGACGGTTTCGCCCTGCAGAGCGCGCACGAGCATCAGATCAGCTCCACCGTGACGCGTGGCCGGCGCAGCAACGCGCTGATGGCCCAGCGCGCGTCGCGGCGCAGCTCGTCGCCCTGCGGCTCCAGCTCGTCGGCGCGCCGCGCACCATCGCCGGTCGTGTCGTAGTCGCGGTACCGCTCGATGAGCGACGCTTTCGCCAGGCAATACACGGCGCGGCGATAGTGGTGCAGCAGCACGCTTTCGCCGTCGAGCTGCTCGGCCGGCGCTTCTGCGAGCCGGACCGCACCGTCGGCCAGCCACGCTGCGCGTGCGCCGCGCAGCTCGTCGTTCACGTTGGCGATCGCGTCGAGCAGCTCGTGTCGCAGCCGCGCGTCGGTGACGGAACCGTCGAGACGCATCGTGTCCCGCGCTTGCTCGAGCGACACATCCGGGTAGAACGGATCGTTCTTGATCGGCTTGGCGGGTTCCGTTTCTGCCGGCGCACGCGACAGCGGCGGGGTCGAGACAAAGGACATGGTCGGGTTCGTCGGGTTGATCGGTAGAGGCGGTGGACGGGGCTTTCGCGCGGACAGTGCCGGCTACGGCCCCGTGCCGCCTGGTGCGCGGGGTACGCTCGGTGTCAGCCACCGGGGCCGGACTGGCCCCCGTTGGCGGAATTCTTCAGCTCGCGCTCGAGCCGCTCGATGTCTTTCTTCACGCCCACGTTCGCGAAGAGCTGCAGCGCGCGGCGTAGATGGTCGAGGGCACGTGCGGGATCGGAGGCGGAGAGACCGTAGCCGATCGCCTTGTGCAGCTTCGCGCGAACCTCGTCAGGCATGTCGGCCGTGGCCGTGAGCTGTTCGATCTCAACGAGCGGCTCGACCTGGATCGACTCGCCCGCCCGGTTCGCACGGAGCGCGGCCTCGGCAAATTCCTCGACCAGCAGGCACGGCGTGCTGCGCTTGTACTGGTCGGGCAGCGGGAGGTTGTGCTGCAGCGCGTACGCGCCGATCTCGAGCGCGCCTTGGAAGTCACCGACGTCGACGCGCCAGACCATGATCGTCATCAGCACGTCGTCCTGGGCGCCGGCTGCGCCGTCGAGCACGCCCGCGACCCACGCGTCGTATGCGGGCAGAAACTGCCGCTTCAGGTCGGCCTTGCGCTCGAGCGACTCGACGGCCTTCAGCGCTCGGCGGTGTTCGTCGAGCTGCGCGAGCATCAGCGTGTATGCCGAGTCGTCGCGCAGCCCGCCGACACTCGCCGGCGTGCCGCGCGCGGCCTTGGCCGCGACGGTGCGCTGGAAGTGTTGGCGGAACGGGTTCGTCATGCGCCACCCTGCGGAGCGGCCGGGACGTCGACGAGCTGGATGTTCTCGACCACGCAGCCGGCACCGTACTGCTCGATCACGTACGCATCGTTCGAGCTTTCATAGTTCTCGATGCGGTCGCGCTCGGGCACTTCCTTCAGCGAGCGCCGGCGCGCGCTGGTTTGCCAGTAGATCGACAGGTTGTCCAGACGAGTGACCATCAGCGCGTGCGCCGGGAAGTACGGGACGCTGACGGCCGGCAGGTTGCCGACGCGCTTCTGCGACACGACGATGTCGGTCGCCAGCGTTTCGGTCGACGGCTGGGCCTGGTTGATGAGCGGGAAATACTTGTCCTGGAGCAGCTCGCGGCCGCAGATCACGACGAGATTCGGGTCTTCCGCGTACCACGGGTCGAGGAACTCGTTGCGCGCGAGCGTTACGACGGCGTCGAGGTTCTTGAATTCCTCGCCCTTGCCGACCTTGGCACCGGAGAACACGCGTTCCTTCGCGTTGTTCCGGTACTGCTGCAGCCAGCCGATGTTCACGTCTTGCAGCAGCGGATTTGCCGCGAGATCGGTGTCGGCCGCAGCGCGCTCGCCGTTCCAGCCGATCATGATGCGATCGAGCGCCTGACGCACGATGATGGAATCGCGCAGACGCGCCTGGAAGTCCGGAAACTTTGCCCATGCGTCGAGCTGCTGATAGCGGATGTGCGTGTCGTAGTTCGTCTTCTCGCAACGGTATTTCTGGTTGTCGAGTGCCGAGACGTCGCGCGTTTCACGCGCTCGCTTGGTCGTATCGGTGCGGCTCGCAATCGGACCGGACACGCCGAGGCCGATCTTCTCGCCTTCCATTTCCTCGACACCGTGGATGTTGATGCGGCCGAGGAACGCGCTCGACTCCTGAATCTTGGTTTCGAGCGTTTGCTGCACGCTCGGCGCGACCGAGAATTTCTTCGTGGCATCGCTGATGCCGTTCAGTTCCTGGATGCGAGCAAGATACCGGTTGTACTGCTCGCGGGTAGTGTTCCGCATGGGTTCTCCGTCTATGGGAAAAGGGATGAGGGCGGGTTAGCAGTCGGTCTGCGCCCCGTTGTCGCTGCCCGTCGACGTCGGCCGCTGCTGCGGGCTGCTGTCGGTGCGAGACAGCTTCTGGACCAGCTCGCTGTGTCGTTTGTCGCCGTCCTGCTGCGCGCGCTTCAGCTCGTCGAAGTTCGTGTTGAACTTCTCGAGCTGTTCGAGCACCTGGCTCTGGCTTTCCGCGAGCGCGACAACCGATTGCGAGAGGTCGGAAAAGCGCTGGTCGTCGGTCGCCTCCTTGCGATTCAGCAGGCCGCGCACCTTCGAGAACAACGACTTGCCGGCGTCGTTCGTGCGCGGCGTTTCCTCATCGAGCTCGATTTCTGCCTCGACGGCCGCGCTGAAGAGGTTTTCCGGGCGTTGCTTTCGTGCGTCGTACGCTTTGTGCTTCGCACTGAACTGCAACATTTCCGTGCCGAGGCTTGCCGGGTTGTCGGTAACAGCGAGACCGACGAGGTACGCCTCACCAGTGCCAGCGAAGTCGGGGTCAACCTCCATCGACGTATAGACCTTCTGGCGTTGATCGTTGGTCATTGCGATCAGGTCTTTCGTCGGATCGAGCTGCGCGAGCAGGCGCATCTTTCCGTCCTGCTCTTCTGCCTTGAGCGCAATCACGTCGCCATACGCGCGGAACGTGCTATCCGGGGTGTAGCCGCGAATGTGTTCCATGTTGATGCGTGCGCCGTACGTTTTCGGGTCGTAGCTGCTCGCCATCTGTTCGAGCATCGCGCGATCGATTGTGCGACCGTCCGTCGTCGCGCCTTCGGTCGCGATCCGGAAAAACTTCGTCTTCTTTGCGTCCTGTGCCATGTGCGAATCCGCTGATAGGGGGGGCTGTGTTCAGGGATTCCAGTTTCGACAGTTCGAACCGGTGTAGCAACGCATGTTGGTTGTGCGCGCAACCGATACAACCGTATGCAGTAGGGCCTTCGCGCGCGCGTCGGTAGCCTTGCTGCATGACTGCACTTCCCATCGATTCATCCGACATTGATCCACGTCGACGCGCACGCGACCTGTACTGGCAGGGGTATCGCATCGCGCGTATCGCCGAGCTGCTCGGCGTGAAGCCGGCCACGCTCTATAGCTGGAAAAAGCGCGATGGATGGGACGAGACCGAGCCGGTCGATCGCGTCAACATGACGATCGAGGCGCAGCTGATAAAGCTCGTCACGAAGGAGGCGAAGGAGGGGCGCGACTTCAAGGAGATCGACCTGCTGACGCGTCAGCTCGACCGGTTGCGCTCGCGCCCGGCGAACGATGCCAAGGTGAGCCAATCCGGGGGCGGTGGCGGCACGCGCCGATCACGCAGCTCGGACGAGCGCAACGCCTTCAGCGAAGAGCAGATCGAGAAGTTGAACGATGTGTTCCTTGAATCGATCTTCGACTATCAGCGCACCTGGTATCGGGCGGGCTTCAAAGAGCGGATTCGCAACATCCTGAAGAGCCGGCAGATCGGCGCGACCTGGTATTTCGCGCGCGAAGCGCTGCTCGACGCGCTGAACACGGGACGCAATCAGATCTTCCTGTCGGCCAGTAAGGCGCAGGCGCACGTGTTCCGCCAGTACATCGTCCAGTTCGCGAAGGACGCGGTTGGCGTGGAGCTGAAGGGCGATCCGATGGTGCTGCCGAACGGCGCGACGCTGTACTTCCTCGGCACGAACGCGCGCACGGCGCAGAGCTATCACGGCAACCTGTATTTCGACGAGTACTTCTGGGTGCCGCGCTTCCAAGACCTGCGCAAGGTCGCGTCAGGCATGGCGATTCATTCGCAGTGGCGCCAAACGTATTTCTCGACACCGTCGAGCCTCGCGCACGACGCGTACCCATTCTGGTCCGGCACGCTGTTCAACCGCGGCAGACCGAAGGATCAGCGCGTCTCGATCGACATCTCGAACGCCGCGCTCGCGGCCGGCCGCGCGTGCGCGGACGGCCAGTATCGGCAGATCGTGACCGTCGAGGATGCCGTGCGCGGCGGCTGCAACCTATTCGACCTCGAGCGCCTGAAGCTCGAATACAGCGCGGACGAGTACGCGAACCTGCTGCTGTGCCAGTTCATCGACGATTCGCTGTCGGTCTTCCCGCTCGCGACGTTGCAGACGTGCATGGTCGACACGTGGGAGGTGTGGGACGACTTCAAGCCCCTGTACCTGCGCCCGTTCGGCGACGAAGAGGTGTGGATCGGCTACGACCCGTCGCACACGGGCGACAGTGCGGGCTGCGTGGTCCTGGCTCCGCCGAAGTATCCCGGCGGGAAATTCCGTGTGCTCGAGCGGTTCCAGTGGCACGGCCTCGACTTCGAAGCACAGGCCGCGCAGATCGAAGCGCTGACCAAGCGCTACCGCGTCACCTACATCGGCATCGACACGACCGGGATCGGGCAGGGCGTCTATCAGCTCGTCACGAAATTTTTCCCCGCCGCGACTCCCTTCCATTACTCGGTCGAGATCAAGACCGCGCTCGTGATGAAGGCGCAGAACGTGATCCGTAAGGGCCGGCTGGAGTTCGACACGGGCTGGAAGGATCTCGCCGCCTCGTTCATGGCGATCAAGAAAACGATCACGCCCAGCGGGCTGCAGGTGACGTACAAGGCGAGCCGATCGGAAGAGGCGAGCCACGGCGACCTGGCCTGGGCGTGCATGCACGCGCTCGCGAACGAGCCGCTCGAGGGCGCGACGGGCACCAATACCGGATTCATGGAGATTTTTGGATGACACGCAAGTATCGCCGCGGCGCTGGACGCCGCGCGCATGGCCGCGCCGAGCCGGCTGCCGAATCGACGTCGGCGCCGGCGCCGCGCACGGAGGTTTTCTCGTTCGGCGATCCGATTGAAGTGATGGATCGGCGCGAGCTGCTCGACTATATCGAATGCATGCGGATGGGGAACTGGTATGAGCCGCCGCTGCCGCTGGACGGGCTCGCGCGCTCGTTCCGGGCGGCGCCGCATCACAGCTCGGCCATCTACGTGAAGCGCAACATCCTGGTCCAGGCGTACATCGAGCATCCGCTGCTGTCGCGCGCAGACTTCAGCCGGTACGTGCTCGAATACCTGGTCTTCGCGAACAGCTACCTCGAGCGGCGCTCGAACCTGCTCGGCCGGCCGATGGCGCTGAAGTCGTCGCTCGCAAAATACACGCGGGTGGGTGTCGAGCCGGATCAGTACTGGTTCGTGACGAACGTACGCGAGCCGCACGCTTTCCCGCCGGGAGCCGTCTATCACCTGTACGAGCCGGACCTGAACCAGGAAATCTATGGGCTGCCCGAATACCTGTCCGCGCTGAACTCGACCTGGCTGAATGAGAGCGCGACCCTGTTCCGCCGCCGCTACTACAAGAACGGCAGTCACGCGGGCTTCATCATGTACATGACCGATGCGGCCGAGAAACAGGAGGACGTCGACAACCTGCGCTTGGCGTTGAAGAACGCGAAGGGGCCGGGCAATTTTCGGAATCTGTTCATGTACGCGCCGAAGGGGAAGAAGGACGGCATCCAGCTCCTGCCGATCGGAGAGGTCGCGGCGAAGGACGAGTTCTGGAACATCAAGAAGGTTACGGTCGAGGATCAGCTCGCGGCGCACCGGGTACCGCCGCAACTGATGGGGATCATCCCGTCGAACGCCGGCGGGTTCGGCAACGTGCACGACGCGGCCGAGGTGTTCAACGAGCTCGAGATCGAGCCGCTGAAGGCCCGGCTGCGAGAGGTGAACGACTGGCTCGGGATGGAAGTAGTGCGTTTCCGCCCGTACGTGCCGCCGGGGCAGTGATGGGACGGCACGCGTCGACAGTGCCGGCTACTGCGCCGGGCGATCGGGTTCGGCGGTCATTTCGTCGACCGGGTAGAGCTGCAGCATCGCGCGTGCTGCTTCAACATTCGGGGTCGTCATGCGAGCACTGGAGCGGATACATCGCGGGCAGCGACAGGTCGGCCGTGTGCTTCCATCCGGGTGCCGAGCACGTCCGCGCGATCGCTGTATCGGGCTGCGCCTTCTGGGTCCGCGCGACCGGGCTCGACGAACTGACGAACGCGCAATGCGACGCGTTCGTGCAGAAATACCAGCCCCAATACCCGTATCGCCGCAAGTCGCGCGCGCAACGAAAATAACTTATAAAACGCTTGTAAAAACTTATAAGAAAACTTATAATTCCTTGCATGAACTCGATCAAATGGACCCCCAAAGCATTCAAGCAACTGCGCAAGCTTGATCGTCAAATTCAGACGGCCATTCGTGACAGCGTGGGCACCTTGGAGGCGATGCCGAACTGTCATAACGTGAAGTCCCTGACCAATCACGAATATGACTACCGGCTCAGGGTTGGCAACTACCGGGTTCTGTTCAACTGGGACGGTGAGATCAAGGTAGTCGAAATCGAGGAGGTAAAGAAACGCGATGAACGCACGTACTAACATCCAGATCATCAACGGGCCGGACGGAGCGCCGGCCTTTGTGGTGATCCCCTACGCGGAATACATGGCGCAGCGCGACGAAGAGCGCGACCTGATTCCGCATGCAGTCGTTAGCGCGACGGTCGACGGGGCGACGCCCCTTCGCGCGTGGCGCGAATATCTTGGGCTGACGCAGGCCGAAGTCGCGACGCGGCTTGGCATCAGCCAGTCCGCCTATGCTCAACAGGAGAGCAGCGAGAAGCTGCGCAAGTCGACGCGCGAGAAGATCGCCGCCGCGCTCGGCATCACGGACGCGCAGCTCGACGTCTGA